ATTCCCAAAGCTATTTCAAGTATAGTTTTACCTGCTTCATAATCTACTAAATCTTTTGCTATAACATCTACCCTTTGATTTCCTTTGTATTTAGTAAAGTCGTAATTATGAAATTCACCTAGCATTTTAACATTTCCAGTTGCAAAATTCTTTGGAGATTTTCTTTCATTTAAATTGCTTGGCAAGTTAAAATTTGTCCAATATAGATGCCTACCTCTTTTCTTGCCTGGTATCAATGGGTCGTAAAATGGTATTACATTTTCTACACAATACTTTCCTTTAAAATAATGTTTTAATAACAATATTTCTTGGTATAGCTTCATATCTGGATAAGGCATATGAAAATTTCTTCTTTTTATATTTTTCCAAGCTAATTGCAATTTGCTATGCGTAGGGCAACACGGAGATGACCATATAAAATCAAATCCTTCATAATTTTCTCTTAAATATTCATGCGCATCTGCAACAATTACCTTATCCTTTGGGAATCTTTCCTGGTAAAGTTTAGCAAGTTCTTCATCTAATTCTACAGCAGTCACTTCTATATCTGCTACTTCATCCCACTTATAACGATTGCCACCAAGACAAGCGTATAGATTTAATATTTTAATTGGTTTCATTTTGTTTTGTTTTATAGTCCGTTTAAAATTTGTTGTATTGCCTTGTAACTATACCCAGCTTTCCTTAGTAATCCTATAATCCTATCTAAATCATCATCATTTAGCTTTTGTATATTGTTTTGAAATTGGTTTTTAATGTCATCATCAATGCACTTTATTAGTAAATCCAATAAATAATAATCTTCTTCCATTACAGCTAAAGTAATTACACCTTTTATTATCTCAATCATATCTTAAATTTAATGTTTTTTCAGTTTCTTTTATTATTTCCAGGCATAATTCTTTTGGAATTTTAGACCTTACATAATTGTCTTTTAATCCTTGCGTTCCAGTTTTTGATCCTCGTGGTGCAGCTTCGTGATGGCACTTAATATTCCCATTGAAACAAATTGGTTTTGGATTCCATCCATTTACGTTAAACAAGTCTTTAAAATTATTTGACCATATATCTGTTGGTTTCATTCTAATATCTCCATAGCTACAATATGTGATAGTTCTTCTATCTAATCCTTTAATTTTTCTTCTCATTTTACCTCTTGGATTTTCTATGTAATAAATAGCTTTTGAAAACCATGTAATTATTTCTAAAGTTTTATTTAGTATTTCCATTCCTTTTAGTGCTTCTTTAGATTTTGGTGTATGATTTTCGTTCCAATGTTTACCAATTGATGCAACACTAAAATATGTACAAGGTGGAGATGCCCAAATCATATCTGGAATAAATGGTATTTGCTCTTTTTTTAATTCTAAAATATCAATAACTAAATCAATATTTTTAAATGCATTTATATCCACAGAAAAAACTTGATGCCCTAAAGATTCAGATGCCATTCCTATTGACCGACTACCAGCAAATAATTCAAGTATTTTCATACCTTATGAAATTGTTTGTTTCAAAATCTTCTTGTCTTATATACAATGGTTTACTTTGCTCGGCACTTATCCGAATCTTGACAAACTTAGTAAAATCAAATGAATTATTGACCATATCTTGCCAAGTAAAAACCTTTACGTTTTTATCATAGCTTACAAAATCTGCTATGCTTGGTTTAGGATAGCGACAGTTGTCAATCACATAATTAACTGCATCGGTGAATCTTTCATCTGTAAATCCATTTCGTTTTAAACTCTCTGTCAATAGGTCGGTGAACATAGCATCCGTTTTTTCAAACGCTGCAAGGATCCTTAAACAATTCTTTTTGATTCCTTCTTTACTCAGCTTACCATTGTAGATACTTATTGCACCATTTTCAATCCTGGAAATGCTTGTCAATGGATGCTTCAAATTGTTCTCTTGTAATATTTCGCTTAGTTTTTCCATTTGTTTTGTTTTTGTAGTTACCCTCTAATATCTTAATAAAATTTTGTTTTTGCATTAACCAATCAAAGTCAGCTGTCCAACCCCTATTGTTGTCACCATTTAAAAATAAAGATTCAGCAGTCAAATCAATGACCTTTTTTAAATCATCTTTAGAATATTCTTTCATCCGATTAATTACAAGCCTTTTTCTTTTGTCTGTTACCTTTATAACTTTTGGTAAGTTAATGCAAACCCCATTAAAATAATCAATCACACCTTTTGACAACTCACTCCCTTTTATTACTTTTTTTAAAAGTATATCATTATCACTTACATTATCATTATCATTAACATTAACACTATCAGCTTTTTTGGGTTTCTCTAAAAAGGCTTGGGTTTTTTGGGTTTTTGGTCTGCCTCCTTTTTTCCCATTGCTTTTCTGTTTATCAATGTAACTTTCATACTTTCTTAAATCTCTTTTAAGAGCCTTTTTTAAAGGTATAAACATTAACTCAGTTAGTCTGTCAGATGTTGGGTTTTCATCGTTTACATAAGCAAAGAAATGCTTTATCAGCTTACCAGCTTCTTCATCTGTTAGGCTGTCAAATTGCTCTTGCCAATCTGCATAAACTATTATGCTTTTTTTGTCTTTTGCCATAATATTAAAAAAGGCTTATTTCCTAATCATCAAAATGGGACTTTGATTTTCAGAGATAAGCCAATAAGTTCTTTAATTGCGTGTCCCATACGCTTGATTACAAAGATAAACTTTTATCTAGATGTTCTTGAAATATTCTTTTTTTAATCTGTAATAACCTCTTAATTCAGTTCTAGGGAATACTTCTTTTTCATCCTTATAAATTTGCACTTGGTTTGCATATCTAATTTTGAAACTGATTTCAGTACCACTCCTAAACATATCTATTTCATCAAATGGTATAGGATCGCATTGCTTCAATTCCAGGATGTCCATTTCCCTTTTTCTTGTAATGCGTTTGACACTTTTACCAGTAGTGATTCCATAGCAACTTCCTAATGTGCCAAGATGCACTTTTACCTTTTGACCTTCTTTAATCTTTCCCATTGATATTGTTTTGAATTGCAGTTAATAAATCTTTGTTTTCTTTCTGTCCGAATATTACATCCATAATGTAGTCAATCATCAATGTAAGTTCATTCTGTGCAGCCAATCCATCTATTGCTTCTTGTTCATCTACATTACTATTTATGATGCGTTCTAAGCGAATCAATTCCCTTTCTGTTGCATTCATGAAATTGTTGTGATGTTGTTTGTAGGAATGCTTTATTTGCCCATCTAACTGCTCAAAAGTAAGCTGTTGCAGTTGCATTAAAACCAATGCCCTGGAAATTATTCTTTCCTTGCTCATAATGATTGTTGTTTTAGGTTTAAAATATCCATGTATCCTCTTTCTTCGCCTTGCTTCTTCCATTTTAAAGCCTTTTCATAATGCCTTTGATTGGCTAACATAAATTGCTTTAGTTCATCGGTCACCACTTCATATTTGGTGTAACGACCTCTTGATGTTTCCCTAATCAAACCCATGTCAAGCAAGTCAGTAACTCGCCCACTAATCTCATTTAAGCCTTTCTTGTTTAGCTTAATTCTTAGCTTTTCCAAAGTCTGTGATTCAATTGATAGCAATTGATAGACTCGTGCTTTGTCTGTGTTAAATTTGCCACTTTCTATTCCTTGAATGAAAGCATCTTTTTGTGCTGTACTCATTTGTTTTGTTTTTTTTGTTATTTAATAATGTTATTAATTGGTTTTACTGTTTCCATGTATTCTCTTGCAACCTTGATACATAGATTTCTTTGCTCAATTCTTTCTTGGTCAAATGAATGTGGTATCATGTGGATCCTTTGGTCATCTGATAATTCAATAAAATTATCAAACCAAGATATTTGAACATTAGATGATTGGGTGCAATACTCAACAAGACCTTTGCCGGTAAAGATGTGATTGCTTACTAACTCAACTACATCCGGAATGAACTCATCTCTAATTTCACCACTTAAATCTGATATGTTATACTTCCAATCTAAACGCTGTATCTCATCATCAATTAACTTTCCAGGTGTGTCAACTAAAACATGAACTAGTAAACTATCTTTGATGTTCCATAAGTCCATGTAACAATCTAATTGCCTTAAATAAATTTCATTTGCCTTTGACAATAGGTGCTTGTTAAATGATTCAAATGACCAAGCTGATTTGATGTCAATAATAACTTCATCACTCTTAACATCTCTAAGACCAGTTACCCAATCATTTTGTTTCCTTTCTGTATCCTCTGTTAATCGCAAACCTAAGATTCTGCTTGTTAAATCTCGCCCAGATTTCTCTGCTTCTATTCCTTTTGTGAAATATTTATTTTCAAGTTTTGACCTCCGACCAGTTTGTTTTTCAAAGACCAAATCATTTAAGTATTTCTTAGCAGTATCATTTAGCTTGTACGTTTCACTTTCATTGTGCTTATGTTCCAATGAATGCCAAGTCTTTTTCTGATTGTCCGTCAATGGCTTTCCAATTCCTTTTGACCTTTCTCTAAATGCTTCTAATGTTTCCTTTTGATTTTCTGTCAAAGGCTTCGGTAAATTTACAATTGTGCCTACCGAATGGCTGCGAAAAATGTGTTTTTCAAACATAATATTTTGTTTTTGATTTATGTAAAATTAAAAATTGATTATCTATTAAAAGAATTATTTAAGACTTTTTTGTTTTTCGTTTATAGGATCCTGGAACTTACTTTGCTCTTTGGCACTCATAGCTGACCATATCATATCTAACTCTTCTAAAGATTCAGCCTTGAAAATGTCACTTATCCAATCCTTGACTTTAACTTCTTTAAAATCTTCTTTGTTATAAATGTCTTGTGCAATTCCTATTTCACTTGCACATTTTTTTAAACAATCAGATGAGGCTGATTTAAAATCATTACCAATGGATAAAGGTATGCGATTGCCTTGTGCATCCGTTCCACGTTTATACATAATGTCCTTGTTTCCATATTGCGTTTTTACAATTGTTCTGCCATTGCTTCTGCAAGTCAAACGACCTTTTACAATTACCTCATCATGCATCACTTTATCTTCAAGAATCTCAAAGTCCCAATCCCAGCCAAACATCAAGTTTAAGACCTTTTTAACGTATCCACTTGTGACATATTCCCAAGTTCCACCACCTTTGGCTGGTCGCTTCTTTACATAGGCTTTAGGTGTACGTTTTAATATCTGAGCAAGTTGGTTTGCATTTAAGCTATTGTCATCAACTAGGCTTAAATCTTCTGCACTAATTAGTGCTAAATTATTCTCTTTCATTTTATTTAATTTTTATGGTTATTTGTTTATTTCTGTGAATCATTTTTAAGGTGTTGTCTGCACCCATTCCAAACTTTGACAGTTTGTGTCTGCTGCACAATCTTACCTCTGCTTCAAATACAGCCACCAAAGTTGTGATGTTTTTATCATTCAATAGCCTTTGCGATAGGCTGTATAGTGCGTTAAATTGTTCCATTGTTTTGCTTTTTAAAGTTACGAAATTTTGATTTCTAATCCTACCAATTCAGCGTATTGTAGCATCTTAGTTGTGGGCATATCAAATTTGTTCTGTTCCCAGTTTAGAACACTCTGTGGTGTGCTGTCAAGATGCATGGCAATGTCCTTTTGTATAAGTCCTTTTTCTTTACGTTTGGCTTTTAAGATCCCAAGCAAATCTGTATAAGATAATTTTTTCATGTTAGATTGTTTTAAAAAAAGTTATGTAAAATAATATTATTGCGATGATTGTATGCACAAATAAAGCCTTGCTGATTGTGCCTTTTTCCATGTGTTGCATTCCCATAACGAATAAGGAAATACAAGCTAATAATAAGAAGAATATACTTTGCATTATAGTATGTTTTTTTGGGTTAAATAATTAAGAATGTCTTTATGCTCAAACTCATATTCACTAATGTAGGTGTGTTGTTCTTCTTGGTCATAGCCATCGTGAAAATTAAAAGTATGATGGATTTCAATCACGCTAACATCACCATAATATTCACACACCTCTAAGTCCAAGAATTTGCATAGGTCGTACTTACAAATGCTGATGCCTTTTTCT